ACCAGCCGTCCGCCGTTGTTGGACATAGCGCATTTAAATCTGGCGCACTTCCAACGACAAGCTGACCTTATACATAGTCTGCATATTGCCAGCCAACCGATGCTGGTACTAGAGGGCTGGGATGATCAAACAAAGGATATTGCCATTAGCGTTAATTATGCGATGGCGACTCAACCGGGCAATAAGGTCTATTACGTGGAGCCTGCATCAAGCGCGTTTGAAGCGCAGACGTCAGAAATCCAAGAGCTACAGCAGCAAATGGCGACGTTAGGCATTAGCACGTTGAGTCAGCAGAAATTTGTCGCTGAATCTGCAGACGCCCGACGCTTGGATCGTATTGACACAAATTCAATGCTGTCGATGATTTCGATGGATTTGGAGTCAGGCTTGCAGAAGTCTTACAACCTTGCTGCTAATTACTTGGGTATTGAGCCGCCTGAGGTCAAGATTAGTCGTGACTTTGACCTGCAACGTTTGATCGGGCAGGACATCACTGCAATGGGTCAGCTATTCGAGAATCAAATTATTGATCGTGAAGAGTTCCGCGACATGCTGGTGCAAGGCGAGATTTTGCCTATGTCGGCAGAAGCAGAATCAAGCGGTACAGTAGAAGAGTAATAGCTTTTGTTCCCATGGGAATGCGTTTTGAGGAGATCAATCCACCTAAAAAAGGTGAATGCCCAATGCCCGAACCTAAAAAGACAACTAAGCAAGCAAAAAGTAGTAAGGTAGAAAAGTCAACTAACTCTTAGTAATGGAAGAACAAGTCATCCAGGAAACGCCCGTGGCGTCTTCTGAACAGCCCGTGGCTGCGACTGAAACTCCTGCTGTCGATGTTTCTGCATATCAACAGCAAATTCAAGCTGAAAAAGCTCGTGCTGAAGAAGCTGAGGGTAAATTTCAGCGTATCAAGGAAAAAATGAATGCTCTTGATGAAAAGATGCGTTCAGAACGACAGCAAAAACTCGAAGATCAAGGCCAATGGAAAGATCTTTGGGAAGAAGCTAACAAAACTGCTCAAACCAAGGACCAGCAGATTGCAGAATTGCAGCGTGAGTTAGCCGATCTTCGGACTTCTAACGAAACTGCTGCAATGAAAACGTCTGCATTGTCAGCAATTAACCAAGCTGGCGTAATCAATTCTGACCAGATGTTGCAGCTTGTTCAAAGCAATTTGAAAAAAGCTGATGACGGTAGTGTCAAGGTATTGAATGGCGGCGTTGAGGAAGACCTTAACGTTTATCTTGCCAAGCTAAAAAATCCTGGTTCTGGTTTTGAACATCATTTTAAGCCTAGTAGTCAGGCTGGAATGGGCGCAAAACCAATTACTGGGATTTCTAGTGCTGGAGGCGTCGCTAATCCTTGGTTAGAAGGTAGTATGAACTTAACGAGGCAAATGGCCTTGGAAGCTACCGACCCTGATCTTGCAGCCGTGCTCAAGAGAGAGGCAGGTAAATAGTCCCCGTGGGACACCATCTCAAGTCCGTGACTTGAAAACCCGCAAACTTTATCCCTGAATAAGAAATGGCCGCACCATTTCAGAATTATTCCGGCGGTGTCCTTCTGGCGGACATCGTAAAAAGGAATAATCTCAGCACCTATGTGTCTGAGGCAATCAAAGAGCGCAGTCTTTTCATTAAGTCTGGTGCTGTCGTTCGTAACGCTCTTCTCGATTCAAGAGAAGGCGGTACCCGTATTCAAGTTCCTGAATTCAACCCCGTGTCTCCCACCGAGGAGATTTTGGACGGTACAGCAACTTGGGGCACCAGTGGCGCTGGTTATCTGACTCCTCAGAAAATCGGTACTGGCACTCAAATCGCCACCATCTGCCATCGCGCATTTGCGTATGCAGTAGATGACATGGCGGTTTTGGCTGCTGGTGAAGATCCAATGCTTCACATCCGCAATCAGCTTGCCGATGCAATCAACAAGTTGAACAGCGCACGTCTGTTCTCTCATCTTGCTGGTTTGTTCGGTACTGCCTTGTCTGGCAATGCCCTAGATAAAGGTAAGGCTGCTGCTTCTGGCGGTGATGAATCCAACTTCCTGACTGCAGCAACCGTTGCAGAAGCTCGTAACGCATTGGGTGAGCGTGGCGACGAATTGGATACTCTGATTGTCCATCCTTCTGTTGCTTACTACCTGTATCAGGTAGGAATGCTGACCTTCTCTACTTCAGCACTTGCTGCTTCTGGCGCAGTGACTTGGGGTGGTGGTGGCGTTGGCATTGGCGCTCGCGAAGTTGGTGAGTTTGCTGGAATGCGCGTTGTTGTTGACTCTCAAGTCAATACCGTTGCACCTGGCACTTCTGGTCATCAGAAGGAGTTCTATTGCTACCTGATGAAGGCCGGCACCATTCTTGAGGGTGTGCAGCAAGATCTTCGGATCGAAGCTGAGCGCAACATTATGTCCAAGCAGGACGTTCTGTCAGTTGACTACCACACCGCGTATCACGTGATGGGTACTAAGTGGACTGATGCTGGTGACAACCCAACCAATGCCAACTTGGCAACGGCTAACAAGTGGGCTGCCACCTATGACATTGATCTGATCCCTATGGTTCAGCTTACTGTCAACACTCCGCTGGATACCAGCACCATCTGATCGTAATCAGAGCAAAGGCCCTACCATTAGGTGGGGCCACCTTATTTTTGCGCTATGGCTGCCACGATCAACGCCACACTGAAGAGCGAGACAGCCAACAGCTATGTGACGTTGGCTGAAGCCGACGCTTACTTTGAAACCGTTCCAAGCAGCACGCAATGGGACAACAAGCAAGACGACAAGAAAAATCGTGCATTGATTTCAGCAACAGGCTGGATCGACACGTTGGTTTTTTATGGTGATCGTTGCGACTCAGGCCAAGCGTTGAAGTGGCCGCGCAATAATTATCATGTCGATCGAGTGGAACTTACGTGTTCTGTCATCCCAAGCGCGATCAAGAAGGCTACATATTTACTAGCCTTTGAGCTAGCCAATGACACGGACGCGATTACAGGGACTACCGGCGATAAGGGGTTATACGAGCAAGTCGAACTCGGAGACCTCAAAGTCAAATACAACACTGACAGTCAGGCTGTCGGAACTGTTAATAACATATTCGACGTTTATCCTTGGCTGCAGTCTTATCTTGGTCCTTATTGTTCTGGAGGTTCTGGCTCTTATCAAGTTCGTGTGGTGAAGGGTTGATATGTCATTAGTAGACACCACATTCCAGTCAATCCCTAAGTCACTACTTGACGATTGGGGTCAAGACATCACGCTTGTCAAAACGACAACACCACGAGTTTATGACCCTACAACAGGTGCTGTCACTGGCGCGGACACTCCAGTAGCGCTGAAAGGTTTGATTTCAAACGTAACAGCCAGGGAGACCGAGGGTCTTTATCAAACAACCGACATCAAGGTCATTATTGGCAACGATGAACTGGGTTCTTACTATCCAACCGAAGCTGATCGCATTCAGTATTCACAGGATGGAGCGACCCGCGAAGCCAAAATTTTAAACGTAGTAAGCTTCAGGGGTGAAGACCCGTTGCTTCACACAATCATTGCGAGGCCGCAGTAATGGCAAGTAGAGACATAAAATTTTTAGTAAAAGATTTAAAAAAAGCCACTATTGAAGGAGCAAGAACAGCTTGCGTCAAAATTATGAATGACTTGGTAAAAGCAGGGCCTGCTTACTCAGGAGATTTTTCAGCCTCTTGGTACGCATTAGCTCCAGGAAAAGCAGCTGGCGGCCCACGTAGTTCTACAGGTTTATATAACTACACCCTAAGAAACGTACCAAAAACTAAATTCAAAGAAGCAGGTTTATACACAATAGTAAATACGTCTTCGTACGCAAATGAAGCGCTAGATTTAGTCCCTTATTCAAGACCTACTGAAGAATTAGAGGAGCGAAAAAATCTAGGCAAGAATATAGATGTAGGTGGGCGTTCGCCAGGCAATACTCGTGGACAAATAACAGGAGATGGAGGTGCTACCAGTTCTGCACCTGCTGACTGGTGGTCAACTTTTGGCGTAGGCGGGGGCCTAGATAAATCACTTAAAAAAGGTTTTATTAGAGGATTCCTTACCTTTGGTAAGGCACAAGGATTTGGTTCATGAACTACCAAGCAATTCGAGCTGCAGTCGAAAACCCGCTTTTAACTGCTTTTGGCAGTCTGTCCCCTGCCGTACCGGTCTTTTTTGACAACATCACTGCTGTGCCAGCCAACACAACAACAGAGTATGTCCGCGTAAATGTAACTTTTGGTATTACCAACGAAGCAACGCTAACGAGCAGCGTAGATAACGCCCGTGGTGCGGTTGTGATCCGTGTATTTACAGAAAAGGGTAAAGGCCCTGCCCGTAATCAAACGTTGCTAACGACTGCCGTCAACGTATTAGAGACGTTGAACAATACGGCCAAAACAAACAGCGGTGTGTTTTTCCGTGTTGGCGACATTAACGGACCAACGTTTTCAGCTACTGAGGACGCTCCAATGTTTATGGGGCGGATAGACACAGGGTATGTGGCAACAGTGATCTCTTGACAGCTTTGCGCTAACCTGTCTTTAGCCGGGCTGTGCCCGTAGAAACCCCTATTCTCTGGTACGCCCAATGGCCGCCACCGTTCTATCCGGCACTTCAGGTGCTTTGTACTACAAGCCTGCTGGCACTTTAGGTCAGTTTGGTGAAAGTGATGTTACCGTCGCTTCTGACACTTTTACGGTCGCAACTTACCTTAATTTCAAGGTAGGTGACGCTGTTAAATTCAGCGTAGTCAACACCACAACAGGTGCAGCAGGCTCCGGCACTTTGCCTGCAGGAATCACTGCTGGAACGGTTTATTACGTGATTGCTTATACGGCAAGCACGGGCGTAATGCAGGTTTCTGCAACGTCAGGCGGTTCTACAATTACGATTACAGACGACGGCACTGCTGTCGCTCCAAACAAATTCCAAGTTGAATTTTCAGCTTTTTCAGCTGTTGGACAAGTTCGCGAATGGAGTTTTGAGATCACACGTGACGAAATTGACGTCACAACAATTGGCGCGACTCCAGGGCAGCACGTTCCATTCAAAACGTTTATTGCAGGTTTTGCCGATGGTTCAGGCAGTGCAACTGTGTACTTCACTGACACTGACGATGCACTAGGCAACCGCATGGTTGAAGACGTGCTGCAACGTGTCCAAACCGGTTGTAAGTTCAAGCTTTATACCGATCAGGTATTCAGCGGCGGCAGCCTAAACGACACGCTGAGTCGTTCTATTGAGTTTGAAGCAAACTTGACGACAGCAAGCTTGGCTATCAATCCTGATGACGCTCAGTCTGTAGAAATCAACTTCCGTCCTACTACGACACCATCCTTCGACTTTGCTAAGTCGTAGTTCACGATTAAAACAAGAAAAGCCCTGGTTTGTCCGGGGCTTTTTTTAATGTGCTGCTACAGTAATTGCATACACAATCATTTGTATGGCCGGTACATCTTCAGTGCGAGCGATTGATCGTCTTCGTAAAGCTGCAAACTTAGAGCCTGCAAAAAAGGTAGTAGAGCTTTCCGATGGAACGGAATTTGAGATGTATGTGACACCTTTAACAATGGCTGAGCGTGAGCGTGCTCAACGGCAGGCTAAGTCTGATGATGCCAACGCTTTTGCTTTGCAGCTGTTGATTTCCAAGGCACAGGATGCCAACGGTCAAAAACTGTTTAACGCAGGCGAGATTGATGTGTTGAAAAACGAGGTCAAGGATAAAGACTTGCAGGCTTTGATGCTTAGCGTGCTTACTGGCGATGAAGCTGCTGAAATGGACCCAAAATCCTAAGCGCTGAGCTTCGCAAGGACAATTGGCTCATGCT